CAGCAAGATATGAAGCTCGTATTTGATACGCTTCGTGATAGGGGCGTCCCAATTGACCGGAAAGACCAGTGACACCACTTCCGTAGATAAGTGAAAAACCGGTGATCTTAATATCCTTACGCGCATACAGGATCCCTATGATACTTTGTATCAGTTCCCTTGCCATCTGGTGAACGTCAAGGTTCGGATTCAGTCTGTACGCAGTACAGAGTTGTCCGTCTTCGAAGTGAGCCAAGATTCGTAACTCTTGCGAAGAAAAGTCTCGCTTGAGCCAGACGTGTCCTTCTTCAGGAAGGATATATCGTCTGAGTTGAGGGAGAGGATGAAGTCCCTCAGGAACTGAAAGGGAATCCCCTGTTGGGGTGATGAATTCGGTGGGGACGTTTTGAAAATTTGGAGAATCCGACGATAGTCTTCCGGTCTTAGTTCCTTTGTTTTTCTTGCCACGGTCCATCTCCCTTGCTTGTTTGACTTGGTTCCAGTTGGGGTGCAGTCTGCCGTCCGACCTTGAAAGGTCTAGCCATGGGTTCATGAAGACGTTTAGACAGGTGCTCAGTGCTCCTCGGTAATCGATCAGTGTTTTGACCTCAGGTATACAGATCTTAAGATTATCCCTAGCAAGCGATCGTTTTCTAGCTTTTTCAGTAAGTACCCATTCAGTAACCGCACCAGATGACTCAAGAGCATCAGCAAAAGACTCATCGTGATCAAGATCAGAAATGGCACAGCCAAGGCGCTGAGCAAGGCGTTCGGTAGCAATTTCCAAACAGCTCGTATATACGTTCGTATGATGTTGAAGCGTGTCTCTGTCAAGTCGGATGCCATGCTTCGTACCTCGCATCATTATAGGGAAGAGTTTGCGATCACGGTCGTAAGCAGCCTCCATGCCTTGCTCTACTATCTTTGGGTACAGAAGGTCAAATAACCTCCTAGTACGTACAACGTCGCCGATAGCGTAACGACCGACGAGATCCCCTGGAGCACGAGCAATGTAAGCCCCGAAGGTTGTGGGAGTCGCTTCTGGCACATTCGCCAGAATCCAATTCTTGAGCTCGTCCTGTTCTTGAGGAGCCATACCAAGATACCTATCTGCAGAAGGCTTGAGAGATAGAGTATTGGCATAAGGATCGTTAAGAAAGAGGAGGTACATCGTATCATGGAACCGTCTCCAGCAGTCTGGTAAATCCCATCTGAACATGGCATTGCAGAAGTAGTGCTCCCAAACGCTCAAGTCAAACCCGTCGTTGTGAAAGAGAAGCTCGCAACCACTATCTTTGAGCTTCTTAAGATACTTGTGGGCTACATCCCACGTGCAATTGTTTTCTGTTGGATGCCCCCATGCCATGTACTCAGGTTCTTGTCCGGGTACCCAGACTGCTAGACCTACTGGCTTTGGAGGGTTAAGAAGAGGATTACCTACGATCGCTTCAGTTTCAAAGTCGCAGGTAACAATGACTCTAGAATCCATCGACACCTTCCTTGTGGAAAAGGGGCCTCGGTTAGGAGGCCCTATTTCCAAACTGTACGCACTACATGATGCCCGATCACTTCACTCAGAGCTGAAGTGATAAACACTCTTTCTTATAGTCAGTACTTCCGACCCGCCTTCGGCTCAGCCGCTGGCTTGTCCGACTGCTGATTCTCTTCGTACGGAGTCATCAGCACAGTTCTTGCAGATTCGATTCGAGAGTCAATCGCGCCCAGAGCCTCGTTTTCAACGATGCCCTTGCAGGAGAACTTTACCTGAAACTGAGTTTTCATATCAGGCTCAGTTCTTACCTCAGTGATAACAGCCCATGGCGGACGCTGATACTGGCTGGCGATACTGTTGACGTAGTTCGCCCAGTTCTTACCACTGGTGACAGGAAGAGTGATCATGGCCATCTCGGCCTTAGCGATCTCATCCACCTTCTCCAATGCGTTCGCTGGGATTACGGCCAGTCGTCGGGCAGCCTTGCAAGCCTTCCCACGACCACCCTTGGGGTCCGACCCCCACTCGTTCATTGGGCATCCAGAGCAGGTCTCACTCTGTTTATCTGGTGAATCGTCGTGCGGCACCATGTCATCTCCAGTGAGAGACAGGGCAAAGCAGACAGGATTCTCCGGCTTGTTCGGATCAAAGGGTTTGTCGTAGTACCTGTTCTGAAAGGAGGCCACCAGAACTACTACATCCAGCTTGTTTTGCTGAATAGGCTGCCCCATGTACGAGATGATGCCACCGCGAACACTGATGATGGAAAGACTCGGGCGTTCTAAAGCGGCGACTTCCTTCGCGGAGGAAGCAAGTCGTTCCTCCCAGTTAACAATCTCAGTACCCATTACGAATTACCTCAGATTTTGGAAAGTGATATGTCGTCTACAGGGAATGCCTGCACGCCCGGGATTATGATTTTCTCCTCCCATCGGGCAGACACCGCGGTTTCTGTGAGTCGCCTTTGCAGAAGGTCAAACTCACCCGTGCTTCTGATGTGGTCGTAAAGCGCAGGCCAAGAGCTGACCTGAGGCTTTTGTTTCGTCTGAATGGTGGCTCGCATTTTGCGTCCACCGATGCTTGAAATCTTTTCTGCTCTAATCTGCTCGATTATGCTCTGCTTGAGAGCTTTCTCTTCCTTTTCGAGCGCGTCTACTTGATGCTGTAGAGCTAAACGTTCTTCTCTCTTGCTGAAGTACGAATCGACAAGAATGCCGAGATGTTCTGGAGACATGAGGGACCTACCTTGGGAATGGTATTAAGTATAATGCAGATAGGCCCGTGGAGCAAGGGTTATTTGCTCAAGCCTCTACCTCGATCTTGACTGGATGGAATGTATCGAATCCATCCTCTGCAAGATCGTTGTCGTCTAGTTTCTCCCATCCTGGAGAATAGATTCCCCAATTTCTCTGTCCATTTATGGGAGAATCTAGTAGAACTGTAGCGTCCACTAATTTCGTGATATAACCCGGTTCTCTTGGAATAATAGTTCCAAGAACTCCGAGAGGGATATTCCAAACACCCCCGGGAGGATGTGCCACCTTCCTCACTCGATCTCCCGGCTTTAGACTCATAGGAGTGTAGTCTCCTTAGGAGGGCGAATCTTAACGCAGACGTAAGTCTGACCGTGGAATTCAAAGTACCCTTTCCGTTCGCACCTCTCTTTGATCCGTTCAATTTCATTCAATCGGTCTAGAACTGCTAGACCGATACAAGAACAAAGAATCATAAGCCCCAGACTGAACAGTGCTACGAATTTCATTGCAGTAGCTCCTGGTAGAACTTCTCGCCGTGCTCCTTGATGATGCTTTCCTTCCGGCGCACGGTACCGAAAGTCTGCACTCTGGTGAACTTCTTGGCCGCGTTCACAGTCTTGTACTTCTCGAAGAAGACGAATCGACCTGTGTCGGAATTCCGAATGAGAACAAGGTCCCCATCGCGGATGTACTTTACTTCATCTTCCATTTGTCTTCTCCTGTACCCATTCAATTTCGTTCACCTTTTCGATCCAGTCAGCCATTGACTCGATATCTGGATAGAACTTCACGAAAGCCTCAGTCGTTATGAACGCTCCCATCGTGATCATCAAATCGTCGGCGGAAACCTTTCCAGCTTTCACGTCCTTTACCAGACTGAAGACTGCATGAGCTATGGCCAGATCAAAAGCCTTCTGAGACATCTCCTTGACGACAGTGAGATCGTTATTTCCATCTTCGCGAATTCCCTTGCGCATCATGCGCGCAAGAGCATGCATTTGAGGTGATTCAATCATCCCAACATCCTCTTAAGTTCGGCCAGTTTCTCAACCTTCGCGTGTACGCGCTGGACTACCTCCTCAATGACCCCAAGGGCGACCAGCGCTTGGTCTATTGCCTCAAGGTCCTGGTCTAGGGATGCATCGCCAGTGAGAGTTCCAATATTCACTTGACGAGCAGGCTCTGCTGGTGGTGGAGTGTCTGTTTTGCCGGCGCCCTTCTCTCCCCATCGGTACAAGCCACGGCCAACTCGGGTGACTTCTCCTTTGTTGACCATTCCGCTGATGGCAGCCTGGACAGCGAGTTTGTTGGCGCTTGGAACTCTCGCCATCGCCACCATAGAGATTTCGTCAACCGTGTGGGTCTTGTCAGGGTTCTCCCGCAGGAACCGTCTGGCTGCTCCGGCCGCTGTGTGGTCCTGTATCCGTTGATCTATGGCTTTCGCCGCTTCAACTGCAGGATCCACTTCAGGCGTCTTATAGACGATGTTTGGTTTTTCAGGAACGTAGTTTTCCACAAATCCCTTCCTTTTTAAGTCTCTTAGGAGTTGTCTCCCTGCATTCACATCTGAGGGAGTAACAGAGACAGAGATGTATTCCTCCCCATTTGGAGAAATCAGCCTCGCGTGCTTTTTCCCTTGTTGGTATCTCCACCCGGCATTCTCAGCTTTCCGGATGACTTGCTCAAAATCCTTGTTGTGAGCCACATCACTCTTCCCGATCTTCATCCTTGTCAGGATCGCGGGACGCAAGCTCGTCCATGAGAACGTTGATCGTAATCTTCAGATTAGCGATCCTCTTGCGGATGTTCTCAATGTACTGCTCCGACATGTGCTTTCCCAAGTCGGCCAGAGTGTTCTCCAGTCCTTCCACTTGGTCGGAATGGTGCTTGATCTCATTAATCAAATGAGATGCCTCCATGTCCTGAAGGATGAACTCGTCACCCCGGTCGGACATGTAGGTCTTTGTTGTCTTGACTCTGATGTTCATTTCACCACCGTGCATCGTTCAATTTCCACCTGTACAATCCCCTCGGGATAGTCGTCGTTGTCGTAGCAACCGTCGTCCATCTGGACCATAACGGTTCCATCCTTGGTGCTGCCGATCACGACTCCCGTGGTACCCTCCAATCCTGCGTATGGATTGGCAATCAACTCAACGCATGTTCCAACTGGTATCATCCTACCTCCTTACCTTTATCTCCGCCCCTGCACGGACAATGCCCGTGAGGGCCGGGCCATAGAAGCCACTACCATTGGCTCCTTTCAAGTTGTACCCGACACCTGCCTCCAAGTACAGGTGCTCGCTGCGCCACACTGCGAGTGTGGATGCCTCAGTAACAGCATCCTCGGTGTATTTGTCAGAGCACGGCCAGCCCGCGAGGGGATGGGAAATGTGCTCAACCTCCACTTTGACGTGGGTCGGCAGCGCCGCACAGCCGGTCAGCAAGCTTACCGCGCACGCGAGAGCGATGGTTTTCATGTCTTCACCTCTATCTCAAAGTCGTAAAACACCGTTGCCCCGAGCTCTTGTATGGTTCGTGGTGGACCCCATGCATCCAACTCCTCCAGAATTGCCGTGTAGGCAGTGTCTGGTAGATTCTTTGGAATAGACACAGTCACACGAACCTTCAAGGTCCTCCCTTCGGACATGTTTACGTCTCCTCGATTAAAAGGTCCTGCACGCGATCGGCGCAGCCCATGTAGTAGACAATGTTGTCTGCATCCAGCCGGGCCGTTGCGCCGAGGTGAATTGCAGTCTGGGTGAAGAACGCTACAGCCTTGATGGCCAGCAAGTCTTCCGGTGTGAGCTCTCTAGCGAGCTTAAGCTTTCTCGTGGACATTGTAAGTCCCTCCTAAAAGGCTATCGTAACTCCAGGGCCAATGTTCTCTGCATGGCCATCCATTAATGGAAGAACATGCTTAGCCACAAGAGATGTGAGTTGGCTGTGGGTGAGCTTAAGTCGCAAAGCCACGAGCTCTGCTTGCTCATTCTTTATAATCCACTTAGGAGCGCCAAGACTCCTAAGTTGGCGCAATCTGCGCTTACGGTCTTCTACACTGATTTTGGACATTGTAAGTCCCTCCTACCTTGTTTATCTACATACCCAGTATAGCACTCCGCATAATCTTGCGTAATGTCAATTGCTCCCGGGGTTGCGGAGGGGTACACTGGTACCAACACTCGATCCGCTAAAAAGGAAGAGGGGAGCCCCGCTAGGAAACTCCCCTCTTCAAGATAGTCGGGCCGGTAGGTGGAAGCCCAACTAGCAACCATGATAGCAATCTAAAACGCAGATTGCAAGCTGGAGCATCGATGTCATCAGTGCCATTTCGCCGGTTTAAGATGCCGGGACTTGTTGCGACTCAATTCTTTCAAGCTACAAATGAACTGAACCAAGAGTTCATGTTATCAGATCTTAAGAGATCTGGTCTCGATCCAGAAGACTTAGAATCCTACGCTCCTTCTGGTCTACCTCTCCAAGAGGGAGCTCTGGCTGGATATGTAATCCCCTACTTCGACCTCAAAGGCAATCCTCTTACTACTGCTGGAGGGGAGCTTATCTTCTTCCGTAAGAGGATGAAGTACCCAGAGTTCTCCCGAGCACAGAGATACACACAGCCCTCGGCTGAGCAGAGTGCCAAGTACGGTCTTCCTCCGTTCCTACCATACATTCCACCCAAGACATTGGAGATACAAGGTGATACACTCATCTGTTGCGAGGGAGAAAAGAAGACAGTTTCCGTCATCAAATACCTCGGACTTCCCGCGTTTGGCATCGGTGGTGCTCAGATGTGGAGAGATCCAAGTGGTAGTGGAGGCGTCCATCCATGGATTAGAGAACTCGCAGCTATCAGAGGCATCTCTAAGTTCCTTATCATCCCAGATGGCGATGTACTTAGATACGATATATGCGCTGCATACGGAACTTTCGCGAACGCACTCGTGCAGAGCGGATACACAGTTGAGATTCTCAACCCATCCGGTAAGATCGACGACCTCATCCAGACGTGGGGGCCGGAAGCTAGAAATCTGTTCTTTTCTCTACCCAAGATTAATCCGCTCGACCTCGTACAAAGCCCTTCTAGTCTCATCACACGGTACAATCTCGCTTTCAAGCAGAATGAAAAGGGGGTAAAGACTCTATATCAGCACTCCTCAAATGTTACGAAGCTGATGCAAGAGCACTCTGCATTCCCCAAGATATGGAGAAATCTAGACACGAACCGGGTTATGATCGGCTCTGAGGAGGCCGTTCCTGATCATACAGAAATGCAGATAGCAAATTATTTCCAACATCACCTTGGAATGGACAAGGTCAATAAGAACGAAGTGCTGAAAGTCATCCAGTATCTGGCTAGAGAAAACGAGCGCAGCCCGTTCCTAGAGTATATTAAGAACCTACAATGGGATGGCGTACCTCGCCTTGAGGACTGGATGATTCGCCATTGGGGAGTATCTGACGGTGCCTTCGCTCGTGAAGTAGCGAAGAAATGGCTCATTTCTGCCTGTGCGCGTATGGCGAAGCCTGGAACTAAGATAGATTGGATGCTAATTGTCATTGGACCTCAAGGTACTGGCAAGACCTCTATGCCAGCAATTCTATTCAAAGGAAACTACACACCGATATATGGGGATCACAGCGATAAGGACTTCCATCTTCTCCTACACTCACGGCTCTGCACAGGAATTGACGAGCTCGATTCGTTCGGAAAGAAGGAGACAAGTACACTCAAAGCGCTCATAACTCGAAATGAAGATGCCTTCAGACCTCCTTACGGAGCAAGTGTTGAAAATTTCCCCCGACGGTTCACACTGTACGGGTGCGGAAATAGACATGAATTTCTACAACACGACCCCTCGGGGTATAGGAGATATGCCATTCTGGAAGTGGATCGACTACTTGATTTCGCAGGGTTGGAAATGGAGGTTGACCAGTTATGGGCGGAAGCATGGGCCGAATACTCAAGAGGAGGAGTACGATACTGGGAAATTGAGGGAGCTTCAGACAATGCCGAGAACTTCGTAATCGCTAACCCAATGGAGGAAGCTATTGAACAGTGGCTCTATTCAAAAATCGACGATAAAATTGGTGACGGACTCATAGATGGAGAGATATGGTTTACGATTCAAATGCTTTTGGGACACCTGGATATGGGGAAGATTGGTCCGAACTCTAGCGTGATGCGAGATATCCAAGGCATCCTTCATTCAAAAGGAGTAGAGAAAACGGCGAAATCGATACGTCATCCGAAAAATGGGAAAGTAGGAAAGTGGATGAAATGGAAGCCTGTAACTGATGTGTAACTGATTGTAACCAAATTGGTTACGCTCAAGTGCTTGAATTTAAAGGGGTCATTCGTGTTGTAACTAATGTAACCAATAAATCGAATACAGTATGCGTAAGAGTGAGTAGAAAATTTGGGGGAGCATAAAACATTGGTTACATCAGTTACGTTGGTTACAAAGCTCCTCTCGAATGGCCCCCTTGACGCTTGAGCGATGCTCGAAACCCTCGAAATTGAGCGTTGTGGGGAGCTCCACGCGAAATATTCCACTTTTAGTTCCGATCCTTCATATTCCATCCAAGAGTCAACGAACCGAGATTCCACGGACTCATATGAGGGGACACCTTATACATCCGCGCGAGTGCGCGCCCGCGCGTATACCACAACGCAGGCCCGAATGCAAGCAATCCAACATTAAGAATTTGTAATGTTCACGGCCTTGCGGAATGCTATAGTGTCTGCACTGGGAATTTCCCCGGTACTATGAAAGGTGAAACACATGGCTACGACAAATACTGCCCAGACCAAGAATGCCCCGAAGGCTGCTGCCCAGACCGCCGCTGCTCCGGCAGCCGAATCCAAGACGTTGCGCTTGCAGGTTGTGAAAAAGGACCTGAAATTCAAGGGCGCGCGGCAGGCGTGGTACGAGCGCCTGATTGCTGCCGACGGCAAGGAACAGAGCGCGGTGCTGGCCGACCTGGAAGCCAAGCGCCCTTCGGTCTACGGCAGCAAGTCCAAGCACGCGGGCAAGCCCGAGCCGGTTAGCGGTTGGGTCCGGTTCTTTGTGCGCAACGGGTATGTGAAGTTTGTCTAGGCAGGCACTGCGCTAGACACTGAAGGCCGAGGCAGTAATTGCCTCGGCCTTTATTACGATTTTAAAATGTTGCAATGCAACATGGAGCTCTCGGCAGCAACTGCCGAGACAGTAAACTCATATGAGTTATTTGTCCAAGACAATAGATGTCAAGGCAAGAATCAACAGTTACTGTCGTATGAATCTACTGCAGAGGCAGCGATTCGGGGAACGCGGAACGAAGGCCCCCGGAGGATCTTTAAAAGTAAAGGGTAAAGAAAAAGTACTCCACCCACGCAAGAATTTTCACTCTCTATCTCAGATATCTCTATCTCGAATATCGCATTCCTATGAATCCAATTCAGGGTACTCTTTCTCAGGGAACTCCACTCCCTTCCTCTTCTTTTCCCCAGTCCCTGAGTGCCGGGTACTCCACCTCATTCTCCACGTCGATATTCGGTCCGTAGAGGGATATCCCGTATTCCTCGAGCTCCGCAACGACGTTTCGTATAGTCTGCGCTTTGTTCTTCATTTCCTCTTCCCCCGAGCTTTGTACCTCGCTCTACAGATCATTCTCGACACGATCGCCACGCTGTCCATATCCAGGACAATTCTCTCCCCCGTACGTGCTTGTCGGAGGATGACCTCATTGCGGTCAATGGAGGCGTATACGTCGTACCCCAAGTACGTCTCCTTCACTTTTCTCTCCGAGCGATTAGGGCGAAAAGAAAGCAGAAAATCAAGACGAAGATTAGGAATCTAACCATCAATTCGGTCCCGAAGGGCTTTAATCTGATCATGTAGGTGTTTCTCCACCTTCTCCATGTAGCACCAGTCTCTGTAGACTAGTAGCCAGATGACAATGAAGCAACCGATGGCGAACCATGGGTGGTCCGACAGACAAGCCATACTGCCGAACACCGATAGTATGAGTACGGAATATAGGATCACTTAAATCTCCGAATTGCTTCCTCGGCAGCCGGGTCCCCCAATTGCCTGGAAGTCTTTTCTAGGTCCTCTACGGAGAGATCTCCCTCCTTGAGATCTCTCAGGTAGCGGTTCACTCGATTCTCGTAGTCTGCGTCTCTCACGCAGCCTTCTTCTCTTCGAGATCCAGCGCATCGAGGAAGTCCTTGAGGACCTTCTCCCGAAGCTCCGGGGCACGCATTACGAGCGTGCGCATGATCATGCCGGCCTTGTCGGCTCCGAACACGGCTCCCATGATGTCATGGTCGAAGATGAGCGTGTCGGCGCTGGGAATTTCGTTCGGAGCGTCGTCGTCCACTTCGAACACGATGTGGTGGGCCACCATCGTTCCCTTAAGGTCCAGCTTTTTGGCTTTGAAAGCCCGTTCGAGGAGCCGGCGAAAGGTTTCCTTACCGTCGACATTTCGCTGATCCTCAAATGCGAGATAATTCTTCATTTCTACCTCCAAAAGAGCCCCTACCCTTCTACTCAGGTAGGGGCCCCCAAGTTGCTTCAGGCCACCTTGTCTTCGGCGCCTTCGTCCTCGTCCTCGTCCTCGTCATCAGCCAGCATGGCGAGGAAGTCCTCGATGCTGTCCGGCAGGTCTTCCAGATCCTCTTCCGGGTCAGCCGGGCCGGCGATCTTGCGAATCTCCCCGAGGGTGATCAACTGGTCGTCCTTACCAACGAGCTGCTCGCGGGTGATCTTGCCGTCCTTCACGGCGTTGAGCAGGCCGGTCACGGAGATATTGCCGAAGGCGGCGTTCTGCTTGACCTCCGAATCCGTCTCCCCGAGAAGCTGGGCCAACTGGTGAACAGGCGTATTTTCCATTGTAGTCTCCTAACCCGTGATTTGAGAAGGATCGATGGGTACGGGTAGATAAACCCCATCGAACCGCACGAAAACGAATTCGGCCGTGGTGTGCACGACTGTGCCCCAGTGGCCATTGATACAGACCCTCATTTCTTTCTCCGTATGTGGCTCACAGTGCCTTTGACGAGATCAACGAAGATCTGATGGTAGTGATGCGCTTTTGGATTCTCACGAACCGCATACGTGATTGCAAGATACAGCGCCAGAATGTGACCCTCTGATACCAGAAGATAGAACGCGGCATAGAACTCTCCAGCGGTAAGAAATAGAGCGATCCAAGCTTCTTTTTCGGTCACGTTGGTGGGGAGCTTCATTTCAGTGTTTTCCCTTCAAACGTTCAGCCCTTTCCTCTTCAGGGGATAGCTCCTGAACGTTACCTTCATAGTCCGTTCTGAACGTTTGTTGAGCAACGGTGGAGGATCCGATTACTCCTTTGAGGATCCCTATCATCGCTTCACGGGGAACCGTTGATAGAGTGACGGATTTATCCCCGTCAGGATGTGGCATTAGGAAAATGAAGTTGACCGGATGGCCAATTACTTCGTTTACAGCTTTAGCGATTGCTGCTGCGAGTTCAGCATCAAGCCGATCGATCTGAGATCGTTCTTCTTTAGACACGATGTGCCTCCCTACCAGAACATATCCTACTTGCCATATTATAAAGTTCCCACTTGCGGAATGGTACCGCGATGTGTTACACTCCCGTTCCTATGAGTCAAGACCTCATACCGCTGACTGAAGAGCAGCCCAATTGGTCGCCGGAACTGGATCAGTTCCTGTCGGAACTCGCTCGTGGGGTCCGAGGATTCAATAAACCTCGCAAGCAGTCGGACAGGCAGAGATTCATTCTCGCAATGGCTGAGGCATTCGACATCATTGGTGGAGTCCCACGCCTCGCTCTTTGGGCCGACAAGAATGAAACAGAGTTCTATCGACTCTGCGGTCGCACGAACCAGTCAGTCATCTCCCAGACGAATATCAATGCGAACGGACCGGTCACCATTGTCTCGCCCATAGGACGTTCGGCATTAGACGAGGAAGAGCCCATTGAAGGAGAGTCCAGCGAGATTAAGAATCTCACGGGCGAAGAATGACCCTTCCACAAGAACTAGACATTCCTGGGCAAATACGGATTCCGTATAAGCCGAGGCCGCAGTTTGCCGGATTCCATTCCAGGAATCAAAGATTTGCCTGCATGATCGCTCACCGACGCGCGGGAAAGACTGTCGCGTGCGTCAATGAGCTTGTGGCTCGCGCTGTACATTCCAAGAAGAAGCGGCCTCGGTATGGATACATCGGCCCAATGCTCAAGCAGGCCAAGAAGATCGCTTGGGAGTATCTCAAGGAGTATACTCAGGGTCTTACTTTCAAAGTTTCAGAATCTGAGCTCTATGTTCGCCTCAAACACAACGGCGCGGAGATTTGCATATATGGAGCGGACAATCCCGACAGCTTCCGAGGGCAATACTTCGACGGAATCGTCCTTGACGAGTACGGGGACATGTCACCTTCAGTTTGGGGAAAAGTCCTTCTCCCAACCCTGCAGGACCGGAAAGGATGGGCCGTCTTCATCGGAACATTTAAGGGAAAGAATCACCTTTATCGAATCCATCGGCGAGCCCAAGGTCTCGACCTCCCTCCTGGAGAGAATCCTGAAACGTGGAAAGCCCGGTGGTTCCACTTCATACTGAAGGCTTCAGAATCAGGAATTCTACCAGAAAGCGAGTTGGCGATCGCAAGATCGGAACAGGATGAAGAAGAATATCAGCAGGAATACGAGTGTAACCCGAACGCGGCGATCAAGGGAACCTACTACGCGAAAGAAATCGCGAAACTCGAGCAGAAAGGACACATCTACAGCGAATTTGCTGAGTATGATCCAAACCTGCCGGTGAACGTCTTTACAGATTTGGGTCTGTATGACTCAACTGTGCTCATTTTCACCCAAGAGCACTCGGATGGTCATGCCTTCATAGATTGTTATGAGAACCACGGCCAGCGTCTTTCTCATTACTTTGACATTATGGAGGGGAAATCATACAAGTACGCGAACATTTGGCTTCCACATGATGCTAGAGCAGGAACTCTGCAGACTGGCGTCGCCACAGTTCAGCTCGCAATTGAGGAAGCTAGACGTTTAAACCGATATGATACGTCGGTTGAGAACTTGGTAAACATTTCGCCGAAACTTGACTTGCAGGATGGGATTAACGCAGCTCGCAAAGCTCTCCCAACCTGCTATTTCGGATCAAAGACAGAGGATTTAGTAGAGGCACTTCGGGCCTATAAACGTCAGTGGGACGAGGACAACAAGGTTTTCCGCGAAAAGCCTGACCACGACTGGTCAAGTCACTACGCGGACGCATTTAGATACTGGGCCATCTCTACTCGAGCTCTTGCCATTCCTGAGAAGCCGAAAGAAGAAAAGAAACTGATTCAAATTCCATCCCCGGAGCTGACTCTTGAGCTCCTCTACAGTCAGCGTCCTGTGCGACGTTTTGGAGAAAGAATGTGAGCAACGAAGATCTAGATAAGAAAGAGGAAGCATCTTCCAAGAAGACTCCTCAGCAGTGGGCGAAATATTGGACGAATCAGTTCTCCATTGCCAGAAAGAAGACGAAGAAATGGCATAAGGATGGAGAAAAGGTCATTGATCGCTTCCTTGGAAAACCTTACACGGGCGATCAGGTAGATTTTTGCGAAACGCAGCTGAATCTATTTTACTCGAACATCACGACTTTGAAGTCCATGTTGTTCGGACAGATCCCAAAGGTGGAGGTAGACCGTACTTTCGCTGACGCGAACGACGACACTGCTCGCGTCGCTGGAGAAATTGCGACCCGCATGTTGAACCAGGACATCCAGGATGCAGGAGACGATTACGCCACGACTTTACGCTCCGTTTTGGAGGATCGCCTACTTCCCGGCCTCGGAACTGCTAGGGTGGTTTATGACTTTTTGGAAGAGGAAATTGAAGTCCCGGCAGTAATGTCTGAAGATGGGATTACCGAGCTTGCTCCAGCATACAAGAAGCCGAAAATCACCCAGGAATGGGTAGATGAGGTCTACGTTCACTGGAAAGACGTCCTGTGGTCTCCTTGTCGTACTTACGCGGAGATGCGGTGGCGTGCTTTTCGCTCGTATATGGACTATAACGAGCTTGTGAAGCGGTTTGGAGAGGAAGTTGCGAAACAGATTCCTCTGAACGCTAAGAATCCGATGAATAAGAACACAGGTATCAGTGATCAGGACTCCGATCCTATCGCTGAGGCTGAAGTTTGGGAGATCTGGTGTAAGTCCACGCGAACTGTTTTCTGGTTTGTGGAGGGAATGGAATCAATTCTTGAGGAAAAGGAAGATTATCTGGAACTCGACGAGTTCTGGCCCGATCCCCCGCCGCTGATCGCCAATGCCACGACGTCAGAGTACATGCCTCGTCCTGACTACGCTCTTTCCCAAGACCTGTATCGGGAAATCGACGAGTTAGAAACTCGCATTACACTCCTCACGCGCGCATGTAAGGCAGTGGGTGTCTACGATAAATCGTGTGTGGCTGTCGCACGAATGCTTCAGGAAGGAGTAGAAAATCAACTCATTCCTGCAGACAACTGGGCTATGTTCGCCGAAAAGGGTGGAATGAAGGGGGTTGTGGACTGGCTGCCAATTGAGGAAGTGGCAGGGGTCGTGGAGATCCTCTCCAAGAAGCAAGCTGAGAAAATTCAGCAGCTTTATGAAGTCACTGGCATCGCTGATATTCTACGCGGAGCTAGCCAACCGTACGAGGCTGCTGCGACGTCAAAGGCTAAGGTCCAATTCGCTAGTATCAAGGTTCAGGCTCTTCAGGAGGAGTTTGCCAGATTCGCCTCGGATCTTCAGAGTAAGAAGTTGCAGATCATACAGAAGCACTTTCAGCCGGAGTGCATTCTGTATCAGTCCAATATCCAGCAATCTATGGACGGGCAGGACCAACAGCTTGTCCAGAACGCAATCGCTCTTCTGAAGAATCGCAACAAGGCTCGCTGGAGAGTACAGATCCGCCCAGAAACTCTGGCGATGGCGGACTACGCTCAGCTCAAGATTGATCGTGGAGAATACATCACTGCGTTGTCTACATTCATGCAGTCGGCGGCTCCGCTGGCGACTATGGATAAGCAGGTGGTGCCGATTCTCTTCCAGCTTCTGCAGTGGGGCCTTGCTGGATTCAAGGGAAGCAACCAGATTGAAGGAGTTATTGATCGCGCCATTGCGATGTATCAGAAGAAGGCCGATGCTCCGGAACAGGACAAGCCGGATCCTGAGATGATCAAGGCTCAGGCCAAGATGCAAGAGCTTCAGTTGAAGATGCAAATGGATCAACAGAGCCATCTGCAAGAGATGAAGCAGAAACAGGAAGAACATCGTGCTGAAATGATGCAGAATCAGCAGGAATTCCAGTTGCGCATGGCAGAGATGCAACAGGAATTCCAGATGAAGATGGCACAGCTTCTGGCTGAGGTTCAGGCACGTAAAGCTGAAATTGCTGATGACGCGGCTGCTCGGGAACACGAAGCAAAAATCGGTGCAGAAACACGAGAACACGAATTGGCTGTTGCGAAACAGATGCCAAAAGAGAGAAAGGAAAATGGCCAGTAGATTTCGTTACGATCGAGAGAAGGAATGTTTTGTTCTGAAGTCTGAGTCTTCAAGCGGAGTGATGATCATGCCTGATATCCCAGACTTTCAGTCACCAATTGATGGTAGAATAGTCCACGGGAGGAAAGGACTACGAGAACACAACAAGGAACACAACGTCACGAATGTGGCGGATTACAAGAACACTTGGGAATCGGCTGCGAAGGAAAGAGCGCGGGCGTATACTCCAGGTTCTAGTTACGACAGCAAACGTCGTAAAGAGCTCATTGCTAGGTCCATAGAACAACTTAGGAGACGATAAATGCCCGAACCAAAATCACGGTTGGAAGTCATTGAGGAACTCTTTGACAAGTCAGAGGCTGGAGAAGAGTTGAAGCCGATTGAGACTTCAGCCGAGGAAGTAGAACAATCGCAACAGTCTCAGGAATCCACTGAACAGAAGGTGGAGAAGACTGAAGAATCTGAGACTGTAGAGCAGAAAGAAGCCAAAGCCGAGACCACTGAAGTCAAAGAATCCAAGGAAGTAGTGGATGATAAGTCCAAGACCCCCGAGGTAACAGAGCAAGAAGCAGCGGCCAGAGCCGGTTCTGCTCCGATTTCGTGGAAACCTGAAGCGAAGGCAGCTTGGGAGGCTTTGCCACCGATTGTTCGGCAAGAGGTCACTCGTCGGGAGTTTGAAGCTCAACGAGCTATGACCTATTCTGCCGGAGCAAGGAAGTTCACACACGAATTCATGGAGGTCGTAAAGCCTTTTGACAATTTGATTCGTGCTCAGAACTCTACTCCGCTTCAGGCAGTCCGCAATTTGATGACCACTGCTGCGATGCTTACGACTGGCAACGCCAAACAGAAGGCTGACATCGTATCAGATATCTGTCTGAACTATGGCGTGGACATGCAGGAGCTCGATTCTGCTCTTGCGCTGGCGATCAAGAATCGACAGAACAATGCCACGAGACATTTGACTCCTCAGCAGATTCAAATGCTGAAGCCGGTATTCGACCGAGCCCGCCAAGCAGAGGAAATGGAAGCATCCAGGACCGAGCAGTATCAGGCTGCGGCTGACGAGACCATCCAGAAGATGTCTACAGATCCGAAGTATCCGTTCTTCAACGAACTTCAGGAAGACATCGCTGATATTCTTGAACTGAATTATCGCAGGGGCAAGAAGATCACCATTGAGGAGGCTTATGACAAAGCCACGAAGCTCCATGGCAAGGTCGCCAAGGCCGTTGAACAGAGAACAGATGCAGCCAGCGTGTCAAAGGCTGCCGCAACTCTGGCCAAAGCCCGACAGAGAGCTTCGGCGACTCGTGGTGCTCCGTCCAATGGTGGAAAGCCAATCACGACCCCCAAAACTCGCAGAGAAGCGATCGAAGCGGCCTTCGATGCGGATCGAACATAAAGTGCTTGCAATCCGTATCGAAGCTGTAGTAGCATTCGTTCCCGAAGCTGAGAAGCTAGAGTCTCCCATCTGCCACACAGAAGAGACTCCCAAGTTGCGAAGCTGGAACGCTTACATCAACTGAGGAGAAATTCAAGTGGCATTCCCAAATGTCTCAGACATTGTGGCGACTACCATCGAGTCTCGCACTGGCGAGCTCGCTGATAACGTCACGAAGAACAATGCCCTTCTCGCTCGACTGAAGCAACGCGGGAACATCAAGCCGTTTTCGGGCGGCTCGGTGATCTACGAAGAGCTCTCATTCGCGGAGAATGGCAACGCCGGATACTACTCCGGTTATGACCTGCTTCCGGTCGCTGCTCAGGACGTCCTGTCCGCTGCGCAGTATCAGATCAAGCAGGCGGCAGTTCCAGTCGTCATGTCCGGACTGGAAATGCTGATGAACGCCGGCAAGGAGCGAATCATCGACCTGATCGATGGTCGTATGGAAGTCGCCGAGGCCTCCCTGCTGAACCTGCTCGCTGGCGGCGTCTATGCCGACGGCACTGGGTCTGGGGGCAAGGAAATCACTGGCCTGAACGCTGCCGTGCCAGTGGATCCCACGACCGGAACCTACGGTGGCATCAACCGCGTGACCTGGACCTTCTGGCGCTCGAAGATTCGTGATACGTCTGGTATCACGGCTGCGACGATTCAGGGTGAGCTGAATTCGCTCTGGGCTCAGGTGGTGCGCGGCAAGGACCGTCCGGACTTCCTGGTGTCGGACAACACTCTGTGGTCGCTGTATATGTCGAGTCTTCAGGCTCAGCAGCGCTTCACTGGTGTTGATACCGCCAGCCTGGGATTCCCCAGCATCAAGTACATGGATGCTGACTACATCCTGGACGGCGGCATCGGTGGATTCTGCCCGGCTGGTACTCTGTTCATGCTGAACACGAAGTACCTGCGGTGGCGTCCACATTCGGCCCGCAACATGGTTCCGCTGTCGCCCAACAAGCGATACGCGATCAACCAGGATGCGGAAGTTCAGATCCTGGCTTGGGCTGGTAACCTGACGACCTCAGGTGCTCAGTTCCAGGCTCGTCTGGACAACAACTAAGGAGAACTGACATGACTTCAAAAGCTCTTGTTGGCGCTCCTATCGGTGCTAATGTGGATACCATCTACACTGGCACCACGACGAATGGCGAGAATGCGCCGATGCAACTGGGCACGGTGGTCAACGGAATCGACGGCACTCGGTACATCCTCGTTCAGGCAGGCGCGAGCCTGATGGCGAGCACGAAGGCACCGAATGCGATTGCGATCGACGAGGACTATCAGGCTCAGCTGATGACTTCGGCTCTCGCTGCGGCGGGTCATGGTCTGGGGTTTGCGCCTCAGGCTGTAATCGCAGACAATGCGTTCTTCTGGGCAAGAATCGGAGGCTCGAACTTCAATCATCGAGCCGCCGCTTCCACTGCAGCGGACACGTTCCTGCGAACGACCATCACCGCTGGTCGTCTGAGTGCAACGTCAACGGCTTCGGCTGTGGCCTTCCCTGCCGTATTGGTGGCTGCTGCCTCCGCGAGCACTTCAGCGGGTAACTCCGTTCGTGAAGTCCTTGCAGGCTCCATCGCCGCTGTGCGCTTGGGTCTGGCTTCCTTGCCGTAAAGGAACAAGGGGCCTCCGAAAGGAGGCCCCTATCTATGGAACAAGAACTCGCAATTCTGAAGGTAGAGCCTTCCTGCAACACTTCTGACAAGAAGTTGCTGGCCAATCTAAGGTCAGCCCAAGAGCGAGATCTTAAACCTTTCCCATTCAGTTCTATACAGATTGAAAGACCAATCTTCATCTGTGGTAGTGGACCCTCTTTGATTGCGTACTATCTGGCTGCTCGCCAGATGTTTCCTGATCACGATGTCATGGCATTGAATGGAGCATACAATGCTCTTCTCTCTGTTGGCGTGATCCCCAAATTCTACGCTCAGTTAGATGCACGCCCCGAGAACGTCAATTTCATATCTGAAGCAAAGTATGAAACGACGTTTCTCATGGCCTCACAATGTGCTCCTGAGTGTTTCAAGGCTCTGGATGGATTCGATGTAAGAACCTATCACCTGAACACTCCTACGACTCGAAAGATCTTCACCAATGAGAAGATCTATTTCGGAGGTGGCTCAACCATCGGTACGACCGCGATGGGATTGGCAGCCGCACTCGGGTATCGACGTCTTGGAATTTTTGGTTACGATTCTTCCTACAGCAGTGGGAAAAGTCATGTAAGATTTCAGCCGCAGAACGCCAACGACAAGACTCTTCCAATCTTCGTCTACGGAAAAGAGTATCTCTCTACTCCTACGATGGCGAAGCAGGTAGAGGAGTTTCGTCCTTGGCTCCAGTCGCTGGAGAAGACTTTCCCGGGTATTGAGGTTTCACTGTTCGGTGAAGGTCTTCTGTACGACTACATAATTGGTGGACAGGCCAATACAGCCACGCGTGAAAGCGAGGCTGCGAAGTACACTGAGATGTATAAGGATCCTTCTTACGCGATGCCCCAGCATCGTGCAGACGCAATACGGGAAATTCTCAAAGATGTTCCAAGAGGTAAGCTGCTTGATGTAGGTGCAGGTCGTGGTGAGACGATTCGGATGGCCCAGGAGCTTGGATTTCCTGTAGTGGCTGGCACTGAGACAGTAGATGCTCTAATACGCGAGGACTTGAATATCGGATATGGTCTTCTCCCCGAGTTGCCTGTACCCGACAAGTATTACGATGTCGTAACATGCTTTGAAGTCATAGAGCATTTGCTGCCGAAGGATGTGATCCCGGCCTTACGAGATCTTGCTCGTACTGCCAAGAGTCGTCTTATAATCTCCGCAGCTACGCGGTCTGATTTTCGTTCCGGTGTTGAGCTACATCCATCTTGGCGTTCTCAGTTTGAATGGGAGGAAACGTTCAAGGCTGCATGGGGTGGGGATGCAGATATAAGACTTCTCGGTAATCTATCTTCCTGTGGACTGTCACCAGTTTATGAATATCGCGTGCGTCCTGCAGGTTAGTCCAGATTTCCGACCGGAGACGGTTGGATGGCTGCGCGCGCAGTGCGTGATTCATATTCCACATGATGAATTTATCTGCTATGCAAATGTGAATGGATTTACAAAGCGTCTTCAGACTAACTGGCCGAAGTGGTGGGCCAAGATGGAACTGTACCGAGACCTGAAAGGTCCAGTTCTTATCTTGGACCTAGATACAGTCATACTTCAGAAGTTCTCCCCTACGGATGAACAGTTGTCTCACTCGTGGGTGGCCAGACACTTCACTCGTGATGGATTTCGCGCTCCGGAAGAATTTTCATGTGGAGTAATGCTGACTACTGAGGAATTCCGTAAGAAGGTCTGGGATCACTTTTCTTCGAACCCCGACAAGTTCATGACCGAGTGCAATGGCGACGATCAGGTATATTTCCGTCGTTATTGGAATAAAGAACTGAAGCGTTTTCAGGATGAATGGCCTGACGCATTTGTCAGCTATAAGCTGAATGTTCTGCAACACGGTTTGACCGAGGATGCCACGTTCTTAGTTTTTCATGGAAAACCTCGTCCTTGGGACATTGACTCACCTTGGGTTCCAAAATGCTCGCACCCGGATCAATCTTTAGTTCAGGTCGTCTAGACATTACTGCTGGAGCCGGACAGGTTCCAGACAGTATTGTTCAAGGCATTGGCCGCATGAACGATGGCAGCATCGCAGTGAATACGAGTGCTCCTTCAGGGAGCAATTACTGCGGTGGATTTCGAATGAGCTCAGCTGGAGCGCTTTATGGTACGACATCAGCTAATGCTTCAGATGTATGGGTCCAAGGTGTCAGAGTGTCCACACTTGGTCAGGTAGTCTACGAAGCTGCTGCTGCGGTCGCTTTCCAGAATGGAAATCCGCAAACTTCAAATGGTCGGTTGGCAACGATTTAGGAGATTAAGATGGCTCAGAAACTTTCAGCTCTTGCTGGTCTTCTCTACACCAATGCTGCGAATGTCGCCACTCAGATGGGAGGCGGCACCACCCAAGCCGAGGTAGAGGATCTCGGTAAGCTTCTCACAGCTATCGCTCCAATGCCTGAAGTTGTCACAACCTACTCCAAGAGAGCGTTGCCGACAGTTATCGATCAAGTTCTGCCCGGTTGATTCATAGGAGGTCCAAATGTTGCCCGAAGCGTCAATGGAAATCACCGCGCAAGCCATGTCCAGTGGACAGGCGAGCGAGGATGATAAGAAGCTGTATGTGAGTTTTGGAATGTTTCCAAAACTCAGCACAGTGAAGTCTGCGTCTGCTGGTCGCCCCATTTATGATGATGTGGAATACATCACCATCATGGTGCCTGGAGATGCCACTTCGATTATCCATCGTCCAGTGTGGGAGCGCGATCGTGAACGATTCGCTGCCAAGTATCTTGCTTTCCAACAGAAGAAAGACCAGGACGCTGTATCTGGTACTCCTCTTCTGGCTTCTGGAATTGTCACTGCTGCTCAAGCTCGCGAGCTGGAGTTTTTCCACTGTCGTACAGTGGAGCATCTGGCTAACATGTCAGACTCCAATGCAGTGAAGTTCATCGGTATTCAGGATCTGAAGCGGAAGGCACAGTTGTTCCTGGAGAACGCCAAGTCCGTAGCTCCCATGACTACGATGAAGGCGGAGCTTGATAAGCGCGACGATCAAATCGCTGCCATGCAGGCTCAGATCAATGCGCTTCTGGAAAGCCAGAAGCCGAAGCGTGGGCGAAAGGCTGCAGAGCCTGAACCTGAGACGATCGAGGAAGAACCTGACGCTGAGGAAGTGGAGGATTAAGTGACTGTAGCATACGACACTGCTGGTGATGTGGTTAACGATGCAGCGTCCGAAATCGGACTTGTCCCTGTATCTGATCCATTTTCGAGCGCCGACCCTGCGTTCGTTCAGTTGTGTCGTCTGCTGACCACGGCAGGCCGAGAACTCCTCGGCCTGCACCAGTGGCAGAAGTTTATACGACAGTATGACTTCAACACCACCACTGATCCAGTAACTCCGGGAGGAAACACATTCGAGCTTCCGGACGACTTTCTGTATATGTTTGATCAAACCTACTGGACGCCAACCAGTAGGTTCCCTCTTGGAGGACCATTGTCTGTCCAAGACTGGGCGTATCTGGTCAATACGAACTTGGCATCCAGTACAATTTATGTGACCTTCCGTTTGGCTGACGGGCTTATGGAGCTCTTGCCCAATCCTCCGCCAGCAGACACAGACATCAACTTCCAGTACATGATGAGATACTGGATTGCAGACACGGCTACCCCGACTGTACCAACGAAAAGCCGAGTAATTTCGTCTGACGACGTAATTCTCTTCGAGCCGTCTTTGATCGAAAAGTTTTTGAAGTTGCGCTTCCTTGAAGCCAAGGGGTTTGACACCACTGCTGCTCTTGGTCAATTCAATTCTGTATTCATGCAGTACACCGGGAAGGATGTAAGTATGCCGATTCTGAGTCTTGCTCGGAATCGTCTCTTCCCCTATCTGGGAATTCGTAATATTCCTGAGACGAATTACGGGCTCCCATAATGCACATGTTCCCCAGAAGTGGAATGGTTCGGGCTTTGCCCTTGGCGACTGTCACTCCACAGTCTACAAAGTGCATCCCCGTACCTCCTCCCAATAAGGGAATCAATGCTGTTGATTCTCTAGTTGGGATGGCTCAAGATGAAGCTATATTCCTGAACAATCTTGTTCCTTCGCAGTATGGACCAAGAGTTCGTACCGGCTATCAAGACTGGGCTACTGATGTCGGCACAGACGGTGTTAGGACTGTGATTCCTTTCACTGGAGAATCTTCTTCCTTTGATCGTTTGTTTGCTGTCGCTTCCGATGGCATTTACGATGTTAGCTCACCAGTAGCCACTCCATCCGTGCTACTAGCTCTTGCTTCTGTAGATTCTACTTCAGGGCTCGGGAATTGGGCTAACTTCGTAAATGACAATGGAGACTACTTCTGTCTTTATTGTGATGAGACGAATGGATACTATGTCTATACCTCCTCTACAGACACGTGGGCTAAGATCGCCATGGGTGGAGGAGCTACCCAGATCTCTGGAGTAGATCCTGCGAACTTTGCTTATGTTCGCATCTTCAAGAATCGTGTGTGGTTCGTAGAGAAGGGAACTGGAAATGCTTGGTATCTGGCAGCAGGTGCCATCTATGGCGCGGCCACGAAATTCAACTTCGGTAACAAGTTCACACACGGTGGCTCACTTGTCGCTCTCTATAACTGGACCGTAGATGGGGGAGAAGGTGTAGACGACTACCTCGTTGCGATTGGTGCTGGTGGAGACGTCGTTGTCTACAAAGGCACCGATCCTGCTACGGCCACAGACTGGTTTCTCCATGGCGCTTGGTTCATTGGTCCACCTCCTTCTGGTAGACGTATAGCTGGCTCCTTCTCTGGAGAGTTGTATCTCTTGAGCTCCTATGGAATCCTTCCCATGAGTCGTCTCATGAGCGGAACCTTGGTGCAGCTTGATGATGTGTACCTATCCAAGAAGATAAGTCCGCTGATCAATGAGCAGATGATTGCTAGCCGAACGACTTTGGGCTGGGAAATCAAGCTCATTCCCACAGAGAACATTCTTCTGGTTTCTACTCCCAAGAGGGAGGCGTTTGACTATACTCAGTTCGCCTACAGTCTGAATACTCCGGGCTGGTGCGTCTACAGAGATATCCCCTACTACACAGGCGACACGTGGAATGGTGGATTTTATATTGGCACTGAGGATGGCCGCGTAGTTCAGCATACTGGAAATCTAGACAACGTCAGCATGGATGAGTCTACGTTTGATCAGATTACTTGGTCTGCTCTACAGACTTTCCAAGAGCAAGGTGCTCCAGGTCACTACAAGAGAACTCATTTTATTCGTCCAGTGTTTCTGGCTTCAGAAGCTCCGTCATTTGCGGTGGAAGCCAGATACGATTACAATCTTTCAGAGGTCCTCCCCGCCCCGCAAAGCTCTGTTGGTCTTGGGTATCTATGGGATGCAGCTATATCCCTCTGGGATCTTGCAACTTGGGGTGGAGAGTTTGTCGTCGTACAGGACATCGTTGGTGCTTCGGGTATGGGCAGAACCATCGCCGTCGGGCTGAATGGTTCATCCGCCGTGGAGACCATCCTGGTCCGATACGACATTATGGTCGATCAGGGTGGAATGATATGATGAAATCAGTTGAGCCAGCAACTGCCGAAGATCTTACAATTCTGTGTCAACTTCTGGGGTACAAACCCCACTCCGATATGAAGGGTATCAAGCTCGTCATTGACGGAGAAATTGGAGCCATGACGGGTTACGATGGGTGGACAGAGAATTCGGTTGTCATGCACATCTGGATCAAGCCAGGAAGCATGGTGGATCGTGAATTCGTAAGAGAGGCATTCAGGTATCCGTTTGAGATCGGTAATAGGGGGCTTGTACTCGGGGTAATACCCGGCTATAATGCTGCCTCGTTGACTCTAGCCCGAGCAATTGGGTTCAGAGAGACGTATCGAGTGAAAGACGGCTATGCCGCTGGAACCGATCTGGTCATCCAGGAAATGCGACGCGAAGAGTGTCGTTGGTTGACAAGAGGATCGGCTAGTGGGCAAGAACACTCCGGACGCACCTGACTATACCTCAGCAGCGCAGGCGACGGCTGCGTCTAATCGTCAGTCTACGTATAGCCAGACTGCCGCAAATCGTCCAAATCAGAACACTCCTTTCGGAAGTACGTCATGGACTTCTGAGGACCAGTTCGATCAAGCTGGATATGATCGTGCGCTTCAGGACTGGCAGGCTCAAGGATCTCGCCTAGGGAAGAACGCGAACGATCCAGAATATCTGAAGCTGATGCCTCAGAGGAATGACTACTATTCCCAGAATTGGACGCAGAATACTACCCTAGATCCGGAACTCCAACATGCTCTTGATTCCCAGATGCAGATGCAGTCTGGGAGAAGTGATCTTGCCAACAGTCTATTCCCACGAGCTCAGCAAGAATTCGGGCAGGAGATGGATTGGGGGAACCTCAATCCTATGTCCTTTGGACCTGGAGGTCCGGCACAGTATGGTGCGATGCCTCAGGGTGAGCAGTACCAGAGGAATCTTGACACGTCAGGGCTTCCTGATATTGACCCTTCCCAGAAGTATTACGACAAGGCTGGGGATGCGATCTTTAATCAGTGGTCGGCGCGCAACGATCCTCAGATGCAGAGGGCTTCTGAACAGCTTGATACTCGCCTTAGGAATCAGGGGTTGAAGCCTGGAGATCAGGCTTACGATCAGGCGGTCCGAGATCTTCAGGACCAACAGTCCTATGCTCGCAACGATGCTTCCATGTCAGCTACCATCGGTGCTGGCAACGAGGCATCTCGTATGCAGGGAATGGATCTTGGTGCTCGCGGTCAACTCTTCGGCGAGACAGCCACTGGCGGAGCTTTTGCCAACGACGCAGCTACTCGTGCCTTCCAACAGAGTCTTGGTCTTGGCGAGTTTGGGGACACTAGATCTAACAATCAGTTTTCTCAGAACTTGCAGTCTGCCAACTTCGGTAACAATGCTCGTATGCAGCAGATTGCTGAGGCAATGCAGAAGCGTGGGTTCTCACTTAACGAGATCAATGCTCTTATTTCTGGTCAGCAAGTCAATATGCCTCAGTTCTCAGGATTCAATGCTGCTGGCAATTCTGGGGGAACAGATTATTCCGGAGCCGCAAAGGATCAGTATCAGTCAGCTCTTGATGCCTTCAACGCCAAGCAGTCTGCCATCAGTGGTATGATGTCTGGGGTGAGTAATCTTGGCGGCACAGCTATGATGTTCTCTGATCGTAGACTTAAGACCAATATACGTAAGATTGGTGAAGATCCTCGAGGGTTCAACTACTACCGCTGGAATTGGAAGACTGGTGGATCAGGTGTTGGCGTCATGGCTGACGAAGTGGCTCATCTTGGAATCGTGCATCGTCATGAGTCTGGATACGACATGGTGAATTATGCAGCCCTCTAATGGACAATTTCTTACTCCCGAAGACTTTGAGCTCATTATGAAGTCTTCCACTGCTCCTGAGCAGCAGCAGGCTCTGCAGGCTCAGATGGCTATGGCCAAGAATCTTCGTGGCGAAGCTCCAGGTATGCGGGGTAATGGTCGCGTCATGGTTGCTCAGAATCCTTTGGAGCAGTTGAGCTATGGGATTCGCGACGTGATGGCCATGCGTTCTGAGAAGGACGCACTGAAGATGCAGAAGGCTCTTATTGAAGAGCTTAGAAAAGCCAGAATGACCTATGGCAGAAATGTTATGCAGCCAGACCCGACCATGCCGGCCGGACCTCAAGCTTCTGGAGCAATGACCTATCCGGTGCAGTAATGGATCCATACGAAGCTCTAACTGGTCCTGCTGTCCAAAGTCCGACAGAACTTGCGTTCCTTGTCGATGCTCTGCGTCGACGTCGTACCTTGGGTGAAGTCGGTGCCATGACTGGAGATCGTGTCATGGCACCATTCGGTAACAACATGATCCAGCAAGCCGATAAGTATGCTGGTGACGTTCAGAACATTCGCCAGAGGGATGCTGACAACGCTCAGACGCGTGAATACCAGACTGGTCAGTTGGACCATATGGCTCAGGTGTTGAAGGAGACGATGGCGAATAATTTGCGTGAAGACGAAACTCGACGTCGTGGCCAAGATATGAGTTTGAGAGAAGCACAGTATCGCACTGATAATGTGAAGGGAGGAAAGGCCCCTAGGTTGCGGTCCACTGACATAACGTCTCTGAAGCAGACTGCGCAGGCCCAGAGTGCGATCAACGAGATGCTCAATTTCCAAGCCAAGGGTGGAAAGCTAGGTGCTGTGGGGGAGATTCCCATCCTCGGCAGTGCTCTCCGCCAAGCGTCCAATTACGCGGCGTCCAAGGGCGCTGGCACTGATGACGTCATTGACCAGAAAACTGGAGAGGTCAAGTCATACGGGACTAAGACTACTGCTCTGCAGTGGCAGAACTACAAGCGATGGTACGAGCTTGCTCAACGGAACAATATGTTCGGCGCCACGCTTACTCCGAATGAAATGCGTGCATGGGCTTCTGCTAACCCGAGCGCTGCGCAGACCGATGCGCAGATTGCTGAGGGCTTGAAGGTCATGCAGAAGGTCTATTCCCACGCCCAGAAGGCTCTGTCAGAAGGTCTTGAGTCTGAAGGATATGACCCTGTGGCCATCCGTTCTTACTCAAGTCTTTCCACTACAAATGGAGATCTTGGTATACCGAAGAACTTCGACATGGAGGGTGCGCAGCAGTATCTTGCCGAGCATCCGGAAACCTTGCCGCAGTTCCAGGAAAAGTTGAAAGAACTTGGCCTCGATCCTGAGAAGTACACGCCTAAACTGAAATGAGTCCATACGATCAATTTCACAGCGATCCGTACAATCGGTTTGTACGGAAGTTGCAGAACACCAAGCTTGACCCAGAGCCGGTCGGCCAGAAGGTGTTCCGCGATTATGTGAAGCCGAATAACGACATTCCTTCTCAGGAAGACTTCACTGGTCCCATAAACGAAATTCGTATGCCTGAGTACGCCGCAGATGATCCGCTACTGGTGAACCTCGGCGCTGGCATGAAGCGCGTCCTTGGTGGTATGACTCGTCTTGTACTCCCAAAGGCGTTGGAGCCTAATTGGGTGTCGGACGAAGCCAGAATTGAGGACCAGAAGGCTCGCAAGAGTCTTGAGGGAACTCCTGGTTCAACAGTCATGCAGATGACTGGAGAAACCATTCCCACGCTCCCGGTGGGTATACCTAACGCTGCCCGCAATATACTGCTCCAAACGCTTTCTCGAGGCGCACCGGCGCTCGAAGGCGCTGCCCGTGTAGCCACTAGCCGCCCCGTACAAAGTGCCCTCGAAGGGGCTGGTAATGCGGCAGCCAACGCGGATGTAGGGCAGGAGGACTCTGCTGCTCTGTTTGGCGGTGGTCTCGGTGGAGGCATGTCAGTCCTTGGTAAAGTCGGCGGTGCGATGACCCGTGGACTGGTCAAAAAGTCACAGGCTGCCAAGGATCTTGAGCATCTGGCAGGACAGCACGGTGAGGAGATTTTTCTCCCCTTGGCTCAGGCTGCCACTGATGAAGATACTCTTAGCCGCATGACGAAGGCCGGTTACCGTGAACTGCTGCCCATGGTCCCAGGTACCTCTGAGCGCTTGGAGAATCAGGCTGCTGGTGTGACTTCAGCAATGCGTCGTATTGCTGCGAACGAGGCTGCTCCGGTTGGTATGACTGTTCCCAAGGATGTTGGGGATAACATTGGTGGATTCGTACGTGACGCTCGTCGTGAATTCAACAAGCGCTACGCTGACACGATTGAGCAGTACGTGTTCAACGTGCCAACTGACTTCAGGCAGGAACTCATTCAGCGGATTAAACAGCAGTTCCCCAAGATTGACGATGTCACCTTGAATAAGGTGGCTACGGAAGCTGATCAGCACATGGCGCGGTTCTCCTCTGGGCAACCGATTATCGATGGAAAGAACATGCTGGAGGTCAAGAACGCCATTGGTCGCTCGTGGGGTAAGTCCGAGGGAGTCGCCAAGGGCCCGATCGAGACTGCCCAGAAGTACATTGACGAGATTATCAGCACTGAACTCAAGCAGGGTGGTCGGGCCAGCAACATGGCTGACCTCGCCAAGTACAATGACCTGACCGCACCATATAGGAGCTTCTTGCCTCTGGCCAAGGCTGCCAAGTCTGCCAAGCCGAATCGTGGTAACTTCTCCCCCAACCAGCTTGCGAGGGCTTCTGGAGAAGGAAGCGAGATGCTGGATCTCGCACAGACGACTCTTGCGGCCACGAAGGATAAGGCTGTCGGTCGTGGATCCAAGTGGGTCGGTGCAGGTGGTCTCATTGGTACCAGTCTTCTGACACACTCTGTGATTCCTGCCATGATGGCTGTGGGCGGAGCTCAAATGCTGTCCACCAAGACTATGCAGAAGGCCCTCATGGGAGACCTTGCTGCCCAGAAGATGGTAACGGATTTCTTGGAGAATAATCCAACGATTGCTGAGGACGTTGGACGTCTCGTTCGTAATACTTCCACGACTCAATTAGGATCAGAATATGGAACTCCCTGACAACATTAAGATTCTTCTGGAAGCCCTGCGCGGTGGAAACGTCCCCATGGACCAGCGCGGCCCAGCCACAGTACGACGTCTTCCTGATGGCTCTGTAGTGCAGAATCCTCAGAGTCCTTCGTCGGCTGATAACTTCATGCCGACGAAGATGAGAGGGTATCAGCTCTACAACCAGGAACGAAAGATCCAAGGTCTGGAGCCTGTGTCTTACCAGGAATGGATTCGGTTCGAAAACGGCGCGGAGTAGTCCATGCCTCGTGATATAAACGGAAACTACTCGCTTCCGGCCGGTAATCCGGTCGTAACGAACACGGTCATTTCGTCCACTTGGGCGAATACGACCTTGTCCGACATCGCCACAGCGATAACTGACTCATTAGATCGCTCTGGTGATGGAGCGATGCTGGCTGGACTCAAAGCTTATGCCGGAACTATCGGAGCTCCAGGGTACACTTGGTCCTTGGAGACTACTTCCGGATGGTATCGCGCGGGTGCCGGCGACTTCCGTCATGCCATTGGTGGAGTCGACGTCGTTGGTATCACAAGTGCTGGTCTCTCTGCTCGTGCACTTGTTCCTACTGCCAGCACCGTTCCATCCAACGGCATGTACCTGTCGGCTGCTAACACTGTCGCGATCGCCAGCAACACGACTCTTCGCTGGAGCGTGAACAGCACGGGCAATCACACCATTGCTGCGCCGAGTAGTGGAACATCGTTCACTGTGTCGGGTACTTCGGGAGCATCCGACATTTGGCTTGACGTAAACGACGGAACGCGTTTCTTTCGAGTCCGTGGAGGGGGTGCCGGAGTAGTCGCAATAGGTAGCGTGAATAGCCATCCGTTGGATTTGATAGCTAACAATGTCGCTGCCATACGTATTGCTGCAACAGGAGGCGTTACGATCAACGCTCCGAGTAGCGGAAACGCGCTGGTCGTAAATGGACTTTCCAATGTCTATACACTCAACGTAGACGCTGGGGCCACTGCCAGTCAAAGTTTCGGGCTAATAGTTTCCGCAGGAACAAACAGCAGTGACCGAGCATTCTATGTGCGGAATAAGGCCCAAAGCGTAGATTTTCTTAATATCTATGGAGATG